TTCGTGGCACTGAAATAGGAGACATTATGCAACTCGTAGCTGACTGGAAGTTGATACTGAAAAAAGCATGGAGCATCCGTTTGATGTTGCTGGCGAGCCTACTGTCTGGCGCAGAGGTAATTCTGCCACAATTTACGGACGTAGTGCCACCTAACCTGTTCGCTGCCATGAGCTTCGTCGTCGTAGGTGGAGCGTTTGCAGCCAGATTAGTAGCGCAGCCAAAGATGCGAGGTGACACGCCATGAGCATGTGCGTATTCTTAACTGTGGGGACCTGCGCCATCGCGCTCTGGCTATGGGTGTGGAAATGATACAACCACGTACTCGGAATGCTATCGCTGGGTTGACGCTGTCCGCATCTGCGCTGGTGGGGATTGTCATGCACGAAGGGTACACTGACACCGCAGTCATCCCAGTTAAAGGCGACGTACCAACTATCGGGTTTGGTACAACGGACGGTGTAAGAATGGGCGACCGCACCACCCCGCCAGTAGCGCTCGCTAGGTCTTTAGCCAGCGTGCAGAAGTTTGAGGGCGCGATTAAGAACTGCGTTAAGGTACCGTTGTACCAGTACGAATACGACGCGTACGTAGACTTGACTTATAATATAGGTCATGGTGCCTTCTGTAACTCGACGCTGGTGCGCAAGCTAAACCAGCAGGACTACGCGGGTGCCTGCCAGCAGATACTGGTCTGGGACAAGTTCCACGGCAAGCCATTGAAGGGGCTTACGCTCCGTCGGCAGACCGAGTATAAACAGTGCATGGGAGAAACTAATGCTTAACCTAATACCCCTACCATACCGCATACTCATCGCAGCCGCTGCAGCTATGATCGTGTTCAGCTTCGGTTACCTACAGGGTGAGGCACACGTGCAGGCCAAGGCGGATGCAGCGCAGGTCGTCGCAGATAAAGCTCACGCTGCGAATGTGGCCAAGTACGTAGCACTTAACAACGCGCTCTCCGGTCGCCTAGCCGTGGCCGAGGGTACTATCATCACTAAAACCGTGGAGGTTATCAAATATGTCCCGAAATACACTACTGGCAGGCTCTGTCTCGGTTCTGATGCTGTCCGCTTGCTGCAGCCCGGCGACACAGCACGAATTGGTACCACCCCCAGCAAACCTACTGCAGAAGATGCCGGCGCATCTGCCTCAGATACAGACATCGCTTACTGGGTCGCAGATGTCAACAAAGACTACGAAACCTGCGCCGCAAGATTAAATACTTTGATAGACTTTATCCAAGGTAATAGTCTGATATAATCCGAAGCATTTGGAGCGAGGCGGAGATACTATGGCGGTCGACACTCAAGTACGCAGTTCACCATCCGGGTTCTATACGAACTTCGCCGGACTGCGTAACAACGTCGACCCTGACCGCTTCAATCCGGGCGACTTGGCGGTCGCACAGAACATAGATATCGACACCAGTGGCAGGATGTCTCGCCGCAACGGGTACACTAGCGTCCGGGCAGGTGCAGCTCACTCCCTGTGGGCGGGCGGTTCGATTGCCCTCTTTGTTTCTGGGAGCCAGCTTAACCAGCTCGACGCATCCTATTCAGCCTCTGTACTGCGCGACGGCCTAACTGCAGGGCTGTTCATGAGCTACGTTGCGGAGGGCGATAGAATCTACTTCACTAACGGCGAGCAGACCGGCATCGTGGAGAACGGGGCGTCCCGTACCTGGGGGATGCTAGTCCCTGAGATGCCCTACCCCGAAGTGACCGTGGGCAATATGCCCGCCGGTACCTACCAATTTACCATGACGTACTTCCGACGCGACGGGCAGGAGTCTGGAGCATCCATAGCGCAGGTGGTCACCCTCGGAGCTGGCTCCGGCTTAGTGTTCGCGCTGCCGGTTTCGACAGACCCTGACGTTGTTAGTAAGGGGGTGTACCTGTCGACGCCGAACGGCGAGGTCATGTACCTTGCTCTGGTGCTCGATAATGCCACCCTCAGCGCAGACTACCAGAACGATACGTCCGAGCTAAACACGCCGCTGATGAACCAGTTTATGGGGCCGCCACCAGCAGGGCAGCTTATCGCGTACTACCACGGGCGTCTGTTCGTGGCGGTAGACGACACCCTATATTTCTCCGAACCCTACGCGCTAGAGCTATTTGACCTGCGTAATTACATGCAGCTCGATGGACGAATTTCACTACTCGCGACAATGGAGGATAAGTCAGGTACGGACAGCGGTTTCTTCGTTGGAACTGATCGTAGTTGCGGCGTGCTGGTGGGTAGTGACCCAGACGCTTTTCAGTATATCCCGAAGACGGACTATGGCGCCGTCATTGGGGCGCTAGATTATGTCGATGGCTCGCTGTTCGGTGACGACTCCGCTGGGGCTAGACCCCTACCAGTATGGTTAACGACGCAGGGTCTGTGCGTTGGCATGCCTTCACTGGAAATAAAAAACTTAACTCGAACCCGCTATGGGTTCTCAGCATCCGGGCGCGGCGCGGCCCAGTTCCAAGACGGCCCAAACCGATTTATCGCAGTTTCAAACTACTAGGAGAATTACCATGGCATTACGTTACAGCACCGCAATCCGCAACTTTATGGCTGCAAAAGGTTCACTTAAACAGGCGCTCCAAGGTGGCCGCATCGAGATATACACGGGCGCACAGCCAGCTAACGCTGACTCGGCGGTAACTGGAACGCTACTGTGTACCATCACCAATAACAGCGCGGCGATTACTAACGAAGTTTTGGCGAGTGGTTCTGTTACCCTCACTGCAGGTGCCGCAGGGTCGGTAGACTCAATCTCTGTTAACGGTGTGAATATCCTCGGTACCTCAGTACCATTCAACACCTCCTTAACCCAGACAGCGTCTGACGTTGCTGCGCAGTGTGAAAACTATCAGTCAGCAGTTGACTATGATATAGCATCGAGCGGAGCGGTAATAACCATTACCGCGCGGCCGGGTACAGGGGTAAATCCTAACGGCTTCGTAGTGGCAGCTACATCCACCACAATCACAACGTCCGTGGCTAATATGTCAGGCGGTGTAGCTGGGATAAACGGATTGTTTTTCGGCGCAGCTGCTAGTGCGGTACTATCTAAGCTCAGCTCGCAATCATGGACGGGGGTAAACGGGGTGTCCGGCACAGCGGGCTGGTATCGTATGTACGGTAGTGTGTCGGACACAGGTGCCGCGGATAACGCTGCTAAGTACAACCGTGAAGATGGTGCAATCGCAACCTCTGGAGCTGAGCTAAACCTGAGCAGTACCTCGCTAGCAGCGACTGCAACGACGACGATTTCTACGTGGACTCGCACCCTGCCAACACTGTAATGCGATCTTTATCTCGCGATAGGAGCGTATAAGTGCCAGTCATAATCCCCCCCACCGTGTATGGGCGCTCGGTAGCGTGGAACGGTACCGTATTTTGTTCCGTAGACTTCGGTACCAGCTATGCCTCGACTAGCTCGGATGGTACTAACTGGATACGAAACACGCTGCCAGTATCCCAGAACTGGCGCTCTATTGCGTGGAATGGCACTGTATTTTGTGCTGTAGCTGATGGCACAAATATAGCACTGACTAGCCCGGACGGCGTTCACTGGACACAACGTACACTACCGGCAAACACGGACTGGTACGACGTAGCGTGGAACGGAACGGTATTCTGTGCTATTAGCTACTACTCAGATATAGCCGCTACCAGCCCCGACGGTATCACGTGGACACAACGGACACTACCAGCAACCGCAAACTGGTACACCCTAGCATGGAACGGCACAGTATTCTGTGCTGTTAGCTACAACTCAACTATAGCCGCTACCAGTCCAGACGGTATCACGTGGACACAGCAGACGTTACCAGCAACTACCGGCTGGTGCGCTATCGCGTGGAACGGCACGGTATTCTCCATCCCAGGATACTATTCGAGCAATGTCGCAACCAGCCCCGACGGTATCACGTGGACGCTATATACCACGATGCCAGTCGGGTACTGGGACGCCATCGCGTGGAACGGCACCATATTTTGCACCGTCGCTGCCGTCGGTAATGGTGCGCGTAACGCATACGCAACCAGCCCCGACGGTGTCACATGGACACAGGGTTCGCTGCCAACATACGCGTACTGGACAGACATAATATGGAACGGCACGGTATTCTGCGCGGTATCGTATGCCAATGGCGCGGAGTATGCCGTAGTTAGCTCGGATGGTATTACTTGGGCGACGTCTACGGCTACTATTATCCCCTCGCCAGCTTCGGGGGACAGCTCGGCCACGCTGCAGAACATAATATCAGGCTTGGTCGGTACTAGTGCGGGTACCCTACAGAACATCACTACGGCAGGGCCGCTGCTACCACCCCAATACGGGGATAGTGCGGCGACGCTACTAACCCCCACTGCGGCAGGTACTGGTAGCACCCTAAGCGGGGACAGCGCGGCGACTTTATCCTATATAACTGCCTATGGCACAGCTGACTCATCGCCAGCTATTTATCTGCAAGGAATCACAGCCGCTGGCACGGGGGCAGGGGGTAGCGTAACTAATGTGTATCAGGTGACGCAATCTATCCCAAATATCATCGCTTCAGGCATAGCATTTGCGGGCGCAGCTGGGTACAGCGATGTTGAGTCACAGTATATTACTGGCGTAGGTGGTTCCCTCAGCGTATCTAACGCAGTGCTACAGAATATCTCTGCGAGTGGTTCTGGGGCAGTAGGGCAGGTTGGTTCTTCTGCCGCTTACCTTGAGTATATCGTACCCGCATCGACAGCAATCACCCAACTGGTCGGGACCTCAGCATGGACGCTGGCGCAGATAGCATCGCTGGGTACAGGTGTAGTAGGCGTCCAAGGAGCGTCAACTGCAGCACTATCGCGCATGCTATTGGCGGCGCAGGGCTACACTGGCGTATTGGCTTCGTCTACAGTCACGCTACCGCTATATATAGAAACGTCAGCTGGGTACTTGCGTGCAGAAGGAACTAGCACGACAGTGACATTGCCCCTTATACTAGCGACGGCAACCGGGCACGAGTCCACTGGTGCGAACTTCTCGGCAATTGTGATGCACACCGAGAGCCAAGCGCTGAGCACGTATACGAACTACCCTTTCAACAGTTTCGCTAAGTTCAACGGGGTCTACCTCGGGGCGAGCGATGCAGGTATTTTCGCGTTGGCAGGGGTGAATGACGCGGGCGCACCGATAGATGCTGTAGCTCGCCTCGGGATTACAGACTTCGGCACAACCCACATCAAACGCGTAGACAACATGTATGTGGGATATCGTACTGACGGTGAGTTACTGCTGCGAGTTACGACATGTGACAATAGCACCTATGATTACACCCTCGCGTCGACAGGAGCCGCAGGCTTATACAACCGACGCGTTCAAGTCGGCAAAGGTTTGAACGCCCGATACTGGCAGTTTGAGATTCAGAACGTGGATGGGGCGGAGTTCGAGCTAAACTCGGTAGACGTTGCGTTCAGCGCACTTACCCGGCGAGTGGGCGGAAGTGACAGCA